CTTGAAAGATATCTTTTCCCACCTGTGGACGTGTCCGGCGTGGAGCTGCTTAACTGCCACGCACATCAGGATCATAGCGTCCCCGTCCGGTCTGATGCTCATAACATACATATCGCCACTATCAGCATATCCCTCGGTCACCCTGATCCTATCCCCTATCTTTGGAGCCCACCCCGTCCATAGCGAGGTAGCGTTGTCAAAAGATATTGTCATAGTGTCGAGATGGTCAAAAAGATACTGTGTGACCTCCAACCGTCTCACACGGGTCATTTCAGTGATGTCAGTATCGTTATATTTAATCTCCATTTACTGCCTCCACGGAGGAGCCGTACCGGGCGTATCTGCATCCTCTTCGATAATCGGAGCCAATATCTCAACGCCTGCGTCAAAAATCAGAACGTCAGTCAATGAGGGGTTAAGCTCCATGATGGAAGATGCCAATTTCTCATCGGAATATAACTCAAAGGCGATACTGTCAAAGGTATCGCCTGATTGAGTCGTATATACCATGTAATTCTCATCCATAAGATACGCTCTCCCTTCTCTTCAAGAACTCATTGAACATATCCATGAACTCCTCTTCACTGTCACGGAGGGCTTGCAAAACTGAATCATAGTCTGCATTGCCCTGAATTGTGATATTCGGTGAGAATGTGATAAAGTTGCCGTTCTTACTTCCGCCACTCTTCGCATTGGCCGCCACGGTATCAACCGCTTTTGCATTGACTCCCAACAGCTTGCCGGCTTGAGCCCAGTATGAAAGGTTCTGTTGTCTGACGGAGGGATCGAAGGATATAACCGCCTCCTGCCCGGCTTCTCCGGCGATTGATACGCCCTGAGTAAATCCGCCGTGTGCCAGCTCCGGTATCTTTGCAATGCTCAAGCTGAAGTGAGTGCCGCCAACTAAGGGTACTCCCACCGGGATGTCTACGCTGATAGAGTTGAGTCCGTCAATTGCAGCGTTTATTACTTTAATAACAGCATTGAAAGCAGATTTTGCTATGCCTGCAAGCGCCTGGAATGCTTTGGCGAACATATTTTTTACGTTCTCCCACGCTGCGCCCCACTGCCCGGTGAATACATTCACAACAAAGTCGATCAAGTTCTGCAAATATTCCATAATCGGAGTGATGACTGTTAAAACTGTTTCGACCACAGACTGAACTGCACTTACAAGCACTCCGCTTAAGAACTGAATAAGCCCTGTCAGCAATGTGATTATTGTCTGAATCCATGTGGAGATTATCGGCATGGCCATTGATACCAACTGTATTATTATCTCCAAAATAGGTCCCAATATTGAGAATATTAACTGCAATATAGGCATAAGCGCCTGAAGCAGAGACAAAAGCGGGGGCAATATCCCGGTGATTATCTGTTGAAGTATCGGCGTGATGGCTGTCACTACCCCGGACACAAGCGGCACCATCTGCTGTATTATCGTAGTAAATTCCCCAGATAGATACTGAACTAACGGAGCTAAAGCCTGAAGCACCTGACCTATAGCATCTATCACCAACTGAACTACTGTTATGACAAGTTCGCCTATGGGCTGTAATTCTTCTAATATTGGCGGTATCATCTCCATGAGAGCGCTGAACATTTCCTGTAACGGAGGAAGGAACTGATCGAAAGCGCTTCCTAACGCATCGAATAAGCCGCCTGCCATCTCACCAGCTTGTTCCCCGAACAATGTTGTTATGCTTTCCGTGATTGCCTGAGCTAAACTTTGCATCAGCTCCGGCGCTGCCTGAACCGCGCCTTGAATGAGCATCTGCATGATCTGTACGCCAGTTTGAAGCATCTGAGGCATATTCTGAAGCACGCCTTGTATTATAGCCTTTAAGAACTCCGCGCCAGCTTTCACTAACTGAGGAGCTGATTGAGACAGTTTTGCCAATCCCTCGGAAATGACATTACCCAACTCGCTCATAGCGCCAGATAAACCGCCTTTTTGGAAAGCATCGGCAAGCCTTGAGATGCCGTTAGTTCCAAATTGTACGAACTCCCTTAATTGAGGAGATAGCTGATCCGACAAAACAATTTGCGCCCCTTCAAGAGCTGACTTAAATATAGTGATATCTCCCGCCAGATTATCGAGCTGTGTATCAGCCATTTGTTGTGCTGCGCCCTTTGTTTGTTGCAAAGCATCATTGACGGAATTGACCATAGTTAAAGCTTCGCTAAAACTTATATCGAATCCATTCGCTATATCAGCCGCCGTTTGTGCCACATTCATATTTTCCGTGACAAGATCAGTTCTTATGTCGGCAGCAAGGTCTTTGACGTTAATGTCCGCATCCGTCAAGCTCTTACTTAAATCAACGCCTGATTTCTGAATAGCCTCTTGTACTTCATCCAGAGGCATCTTCGCCTCCAAAATGGAAGATCCGATTTTATTCCAGTCCTGACTGACTGCATTTAATAGCGCTTCCGCGGATGCTATATCACGGGCGTTGAACAGATCCGAAATAGCCTGGATCTTCTGTTCCTGCGTCAATTCGCCCATAGATGTGCTCAAATCGCCGAATATATCACCCAAAGAGCGCATTTTGCCCTCTGCATCGAATACTGAAACGCCTAACGCCTCAAATTGCTCTATCCCTTCTTTCGTGGGAGATGTCAGTTTGAGAAGCATATTTCTCATGTGCGTCCCGGCTTCAGATCCTTTTATTCCGGCGTTGGCCATAGCCGTCAAGGCTATTTCCATTTCCTGCGTACCGTCAACAAAAGCGTCAGCTCCGTCGCCAAGATCTACAAATCCGCCGTTTAATTCCTGGACAAGTCCGCCAACTTCAAGGAAAGCGTCTCCGAGCTGTTCGACAGAGGTATTCCCTGTGGATGCTGCTTTTGCCATTTCGTCAACCATAAGAGAAGTTCTTTCGATTGACAGCCCAAAAGCGGTCTGTGTATCGGTGACCATATCGGACGCACGGGCAAGATCCATATTTCCGGCAGCCGCAAGGTTTAGGACATTGGGAAGCATTGCCATAGATGTTTCAGCATCATATCCGGCGAGAGCCATGTAGTTCAGAGCATCCGCGCATTCAGTTGCGCTAAATGCCGTGGTTCTCCCCATCTCCATGGCAAAATCGCGTAATTCGCCTATCTGGTCAACGGTAGTCCCCATTGTCGCTGCCACCTGAGACATAGATGAATCGAAATTCATGCCAGCCTCCACGGAGGACTTGCCAAACGCCACCATTGCCGTTGTAGCAGCGCCGACAGCCGCCGCGCCGATCCCGACAACAGTACCCGCCACTTTCATGGCAGTGCCTAAACCACCCATGGACTTAGTAGCCCCGGCGATAGCCCTGCCAAGTGACGGGTCAATGGTTCCCGCTATGGTTATAATCGCTTTTAATTCTTTACCGCTTGCCATTCTTTTTCCGCTTTGCCTCTAATTTTGCGCCTTCAGCTTTTGCGTCTTCGCACGCATCTTTCAAGTCTTCAAAAAACTCCGATATACTCATTTTTCGGAGCTGGATGACGTCTGTGTGGAAGGCTTTGGCGTAGTTTCGGACTGCTTTTCGGACGGTTCGGCTATCAACTCCTCCCGTCCAATAGTAAAAGCCATTCCTATATCAACGAACTGGAAGATATCGCTCCCAGATACTCTTTCTATATCAGTGATGTCATATTTAGGATTCTCTGCTATGACGGCATACATTCCCAGAACAAGATGAGCTCCTGCATCAAGCTTGATGTTTACACCTGTGATACCGCCGCTCTTTGCTGTGGCATGACTCAAAGCACGTAAATAAAGCTCTACCGTGATCTTGTCCGTGTCATAAGTAAGGTTTTTAACCTCCTTGCCGTCAATCATGATTGCTTTCTTAAGTTCGATGTTTCCTTTCATTTTCCGCTTCTCCTTTCGCGTTAAATCATTGATTGTAAATGTGCGTAGTAATCTACATTGTTAACTATGAATTTTTGTGATAACCGGTTAATATCCCACAACACAACGCCGTCCCTTACCATCTTGAAGCCGTTGACGTGGTATTTAACCTTTGTTGTGATTGCCTTGCCGACATCAACATTGAATTTGGGTGTTGCTACCTGAGGATGAGCATTGACGAATGCCTTACATCCAATGTTCTGAATGGAATAATCCTCGATCATAACCTGTTCCACCCATCTGATTTCGAGCTCTAGCATTTCAGCCATGAGCATAGCTGAAAGCCCCTCATCTATGCCGATATGACCTATTTCCATTTCCATAGGTTCAAATTGGTGTATCTGAGCAAGCTGAAACTTTCCCATTGCTGAAGTCTCAAGGGTTTCATATTTGATTTCAGGTAGCGCAACCTCTACATCTCTTGCCACGAGCTGTTGTTCTCCGCCGACAATGTTTGAATACACTGTATTGGCATTAACAACTAAGCTTTGGTCAAGCCATATTGATGATTGAGGGGTTATGATCTCGTTTTCATCCATCTTCTAATCCTCAAAAAGAGGGGCGACCGAAGCCGCCCCATCTCTCTTTACAGTAAGTCGTTCATGTCCTTGAAATAATCCTTGCCGTTTATCTCAAGTTTCTGTGACAGTCTGTTGATATCCCACAGCGTTACGCCGTTCTTAACCATCTTGTAGCCTGTGATGGTATAGGGAACCTCAACGTCCACAGCTTCACCGGGCTTTACAGTGATTTCAGGAACCGCGCTGGTAGGGAAGCCTGTCAGGAAAGCTTTACAGCCTACCGTGGTCTGGGCTCCGCTCTCAAGCATGATCTGCTCCGCCCATCTGATTTCAAGCTCAAGAGTCTCCTGAGCAAGCATTGAGGCAAGTCCCTCGTCAGCTCCGATGTGGTGAATGGTTGCCTCCATGTTCTCGAACTGTCCAATGACAGGAACAGAGAAGTCGCCCATTGCCGTAGCATCTACGGTCTTATTTGCTACGTTGGGAAGTGTAATCTCAACGTCCTTACCGACAAGCTTCTGCTCTCCGCCGACCGGGTTAACATATACGGTGTTGGCGTTAACGGTAAGGTTCTGGTCAAGCCATAATCCTTCAGCCATCTCTATGCCTCCTTCCCATTAAAAAAACGCCGATAATCCGGCGTCTGTGTAAGCTACATATGCACTTGCGGATTTCAGAGGCGGCGTAGGCGTTACCTGAATGTCCCATCTGAAATTACCGTGCTTGATATCGTCGATTGAGTTGTAAGCCTCCTCAAAAGCAATCCTAGGGGTTCCAACAAGAGCGCCCATTGTAACGAGAGCGTCAAGCCTTTCCTGTTCCCTCACAAGGATCGTATCTTTCAGCTGTACCGTGAACGGCTTGTCTATCGTGGTCGCCCATGTAATCTGGAAGCGGTTTGTGAGATAGAAAAGCATCCTCATGGACACATCGAAGATAGCGCGGGGATCTACGTCTACACTGTCAAATGTGTAGGCCGCTGTATGATCTCCCCAAAGCCTCCAAGCTCCGCCCCAGAATGCAAGGGTGTCGATTCCGGCAGCGCAAAGTTGATTAGCTTCGGTTACGGAATATCCGGCATTGGTTGAGGAAGCTCCGAAGTACTGCTTATTTGCAGCAACCTCTTTGTTTCCGCAAGTCTCCATAGGTACGCCGTTGTGGATCAGATCAAGCCTAAGCGTCTCGACACAAGCGAGGGTTGACAGGAAATAAACATTTCCGTCTGTGCCGTTTGCCTTCGGATAGAAGACCTTTGACCTTTCAGCGGTATAGCCGTTGTTCGTCTTCCATGTCTTTGCCTTTGCGATAGTATCGTTGTTTGTAGGAGTGGAAACCTTTGTGTAATAGGTCTTTCCACTGTCAACAGTTGAATCCTCTGAAGGAACATACTCACCATCGACAAGCTCGTAATATCCTTTCTCTGAAGGATTGCCAGAAGGCTCTGTCACTTCGGGATATGTCACTACGTCATAAACGAGCGGTATATCAGCCAGAACAAAGCTATCCCAGTGCCCGTTGAGCTTTGTAGCCTTCGCCACCATAGCTTTATAAACAGAGGGATACTGTGACCACTTCGGCGCTGCGATAAGGTTCACAACAGCATTAAACTTCTGATAGATAAGCTCTGCCGCCTGAAGACCGGTATAAACACCTGTGTCACTCTTTGTACCGATGATTGAGCCTGTGTCTATGTCTGTGGTGTCTACCTCGTTGTAGGTGACCGTAACAGCCCCATCAAGAGGCGCTTCGGGGTCAATACTGAGAATAGTTACCTTGTGGGTTGTGAAGTTGTAGGATACGGCGTAATCCGTGCCTTCTGCTTTTCCCGCGATAGCAAGGGTATCAAGTATGATGTCCTCGCTTGCGAAGGTTGCGGAGCCGTTCACGAAGTTAAGGCTCTTGGTTGTTGCAGCGCTCTTTCTGTGAGTGGTAGGATCAAGCACGTTTATCACGTAGATAGGGCCCACGTTGCCATTTGCGTTATTGAAATGAGCTTCAACTGCCTCTGACAGTGTGTACTTATCCCAGTCGGATGCCACGCCGATCTTCGCCTGAGCGTCGGTATAATTCGCTATCTTGACGGGCGTGTTGATGATCCCCGCTGTAGCATACCCACGCACAAGGTTGACGGGTGCAGTACCGACATAAAGCGCTACAGAAGGCGCTTCAGCCGTGGCACTTACGACGCTGTTCGCGAGCTGTCCATAAGTACCATAAAGGTATTCTGATGCCATTTGTCATCCTCCTTATAGAAATTTTTCTAATGATTGATTGTTACGACGGAGAGAGCTCCGCACTTTGAAATTGATGTAAGCGAACCAGTAAGGATAGTATGAAACTATTTCTTCCTGTTCTTTATATGGTCCGTATTCGATATTCTCATTACGGACTATCTCGACATCTTCCCCCAGATATGTAGTCTGTTCGAGTGCCGTTATTGTATAATCAACAAAGTTATACAGATCCCGCCACCCTGACGCCGCGTCTGTCAAGGCATCCGCATTCTCTACTACGGTATCCCCCGGTGTAAGCCAGTCATCCGGGTGAACCCCTGGATTCCACGCGCCAAAACCCAAAGATATATTCATCTCCCGGTTGTCTGTCGTATCAGATCCATAATCCAGCTGAACACATATAGAGGGAAAAGCCGTCTTTACTTTAGGCGGTAGCTTATCTTTCGGCGGCATATACAAAGGGAAAGCATGGGGGTGTACCAATGTGTAAGCATATTTCGCATTGGTGGGTGTCCCATCCTTTGGCGGCTCCTTCAGTTCGACGTTGGGGCATACATTCTGGTTAAGCCAGTCAACTATTTGATCTATGGTTCTTACTATCGTCATGGTTTACCAGCTTTCCGGCATGGACAGGGTCACTTTTGTGACACCCATCTCATCAAGCCATCTTTCAACCGTATACCCTACATCGTCGATATATAGGGTTTCGCCCCGCATCCGTCTCTCTCCAAGCTCCTCAGTCTTTGCGAATAAGACCATAGAGGACTTTGAAAGGACTTCAACATCGTCAACATCTTTGATTGCTTCGTTTTCAAGCACAACTTTGAGGGTTACCCCGTCAATGTCATGCTCTTCCGCGAAGTAATCGAGATCTATCACAACGTCTCTGTCAGCCGCCACTAGATCCTTGAATGCACTCATATAGGATCTATAGCATCAAAAGAGGGCACTTCTGATTCCCTCAATTTCGCTATAATCGCTTCCTTTTTCGTGCCTTTAGTCACTGCCATACCGACCTTTTTAGCCGCCGCTTTAAGTTCAGCAAAAGACATTGACTCGTAGTCAGGCTCATCGTTCATGATGGGTTCTTTAGGTTCGGGTATATCTATGACCGGTTCGGGCTCAAAAGGAGCGGCGGCGGTATCAACCGCCACCATCACACCTTTTTCTATCTGCCTTTTTGCGATCATGGGGTCCTCATCGAAGGGCTCGCATCCGGCTCTTTTTGCCTGGACGGTTCCAAGTTTCTCGACGTAATGACCATATACACCCTTGTACTTCGGGTTGATCGTCACAAGCATATTAAAGACCTCCTTAGAAGATCACGTTTGCGCTGATAGCGCTGTTCTTAACCTTAGGCAGGACAAGCGGCCTTGACTGCTGAATAAGCGTTCTTACGTTGTCATGCTCAGACACAACAACCTTCGGAACTCTTGCAGCCGCATAGGTTACGAAGTCGCGAGTTGCACCGTCGATCTGAGTGACGGCACCGTATGCGGTACGTCCCATGTTAGGAGCGGTAACAACAACATATCCATCAGGAATGTATGCCGCTGTATTTCCATTCTCATCGGTGTACTCTCTGGTGTAGCTGTAAACGTTGATAAGGTGACCCTTTACGTTCAGAACAGCTATCAGGACTGATCCGTTCGCCTGCTCCTGAGGGTTAACTTCCTGAGCAAGAATGAAACGCCTGTTATCGAGAAGTTTAAGGATGTTATCGTTTCCAAGCATCACATCAGCAACGGTTCCGGATACGATAAGGTCTGTCGCTCCTAGTCCTCTCTTTGTAAGCTGGTCAGCCATAGCGGCGATATCAGAGATGATCTTCGTGGAAGAAGTTGACCATGTAGCAGAGGGGGTGTAAGTTGCGGGGTTGGTGTTGCCCTCGTAGAACTTAATCTCCTTCTCGATGTAGCTGTTGGTGCCGTACTGGTTAGCATACTGCTTGAGGGTGTAGCCGTTATCAAGGAGAGCCTTTGCAGCCATGTACTCCTCGCGGTTGTCGATCATGGCATTCAGATCCTCGATATCCTTGGTAACTATCCTTGCCTCTCTCTCCTGAGGGGTCTGAGAAGAAACGATAGACTCACCGGGAAGCCTTCTGTTCAGCTGATCCACTGTAAGAGGTCTTTCAGGTGCCACAAGGGGAGGGGTAAAGCTGTGCGTCTCGAATCCCTCACGCTCTACTGCTATACCGCCCTTTGAAGGAAGTACGACGGGTGCGAGCGTGCTGCCTGTTTCGTCTTTAAAATCAACAAGGACATCCTCGCTTGCGAAAATGTCCTCGGGTGCTGTCGGGAAATATCTATCCCTTAGGAATGTGCTCTTGGGCTTCACAACCTCCTGAAGCGAGAGCATTGTGTGTGTATCATAAAGATTTAAGCTCATCTTTCTACCTCCTTATACGCCGAAAGTGATGATCTTAGGAGCTACTTCGTTAACTACGTAAACGCCTGCTTTCTTCAGATCCGCTACGTCGCCAGCTGTGATGCTGTAGTTCTCAGCCGCGATAAGAGCGTTGCCGTTAAAATCACCGCTGTTGTAAACTTCAGCCACGGTGTCCGCCGTAACTTCCTCGATATCTGTAGCCGCTACGACCTCGGCCGTACCGGTATCAGATCCAAGAACTATGAACTTGTCCGCTGAGTTCCTTGCAAGAACGGTTCCCCTCGGAATGGCTACGCTTGCCATCGTTGAAACTTTCTCACCCGCCTTAACTACAACCGTCTCGGATGTAAGAACGTGGGCGTTTGTGGCGATAAGGTTGTCGCCGTCGAACTTTCCGATAATGCTCATGGTGTTAAACCTCCTTTTTAAGCTTCGCGATCAGGCTTGAAAGCTCTGCCGCGTCCTGTGCTACGGTGTCTTCCATCCCGCTATTTGCGGTCGCTGTGACATCCTCAGTTTCTTTCATTTCCTCCGCCCTGTTCTTGACGTAGGTGTTTCCGGCGGCCTGCTGTGCCTGCATAGCTTTAAGCGCAAGCTCCGAAGCGTTGACAGGTTCCTCATATTTAGCTTTGTTGACCATCTCAGGATCACCGACCATCTGGGCGATTGAGTCGATTTCCTTGATACGCTCTCTCTCAGCTTTAAGAGCATCCTGCACGCTTGCCTGCACGTCGGTTTCTGACTTTGTGCAAGCCGCCGATACTGCTTCATCCTCGATCTGTTTAACCAGCTCGGGATATGACTCTCGCATTTCTTCAAGTGTCATCTTTAGATTTCCTCCTTCTTTGGAATGTAGTGAATTATCTATTGCAGGCGGCTCGCTACCGCTTACAATCTGTGATTGAGCGAGCGTACTGTTGACGCTCATTGACGGGAGAGGGGTCTTTCCAAATCTGTGAAGCACGCCGTTAACAACCAAGGCGTTTTTCATCCCCTCAACCTTGTCTACTATGGGTTCTTCACGACCTATGACTTCATCCGCAAAGCCGTTTTCAACCGCCTCATCGGGAGTCATCCACGTCTCAGCTTCCATCATTTCAAGGATTTCCGCCGATTCCTTGCCGGATCTCTCCGCGTAAAGATCTGCAAGTGACTTGTTAACGGTTTTTATCCCCTCATCTATCCGCTGAAGATCCTGATCGTTGTAATATCCGACCATTAGGGTTGATGCTCCGTGGATCATGGTTTGAGCTCCGAGGGAAACAAGTCTTTTATCTCCAGCCTGAGCTATGACGGAGGCGGCGCTTGCAGCCAATCCGTCAACTATGGTCGTTGTCTCTGCATTGAGTGCTCGGATGCGGTTGTAGATTGAAAGCCCCGCCGATACATCTCCGCCGATACTGTTGATGTGGAATGTCACGCTGTCAGCATCCTTGAGACTGTCGAGATCCTTCAAGAAGTCATTGAGGCTGATATATAAGCCGTCCACGGCTTCGCCCGTCCACCAATCAATAGGGGTTTCCTGGACTACTTCGCCATAAAGGTTGATGTCTACGTGGTGACCGTTATCACTCTTCGCTATCATGTAAGCTTGATTCATCGTCACCCTCCTCTCTGTCGCCCTGTTCTGGCTTGTCAGATTCTTCTTCGCCTTCATCAGGCGTTTCGTTGTCCTGTTCATCTGGTGTTACTCCTAACTTTTTCATCAGTTCGTTCTCTCGGATCAGCTGCTCGACATTGGATGTGAACTCTGACCCATTCAGCCGTAATGCGCTGTCTTCGCGTGTGCTGAATCCATGTTCACAAGCCATGATTTCCGCGTTGATTTCCTTCACAGGATCAAGCTGTCCTTGTGACGGTCCGATCCACTCCGCTCCAAGCCATGCTTCATGCGCTGCCGGATCTAATAAAAAACCGGGCGCTTGTATGCGTCCGGTCGCTACGGCTTCAGTCAGCCATAATTCATATATTGGATTGCAAAAGTCGTTTATGAACCATGTTCGGTACATCTTGAACGACTTCCACGCCTCTAGCAGAGCGCCCCTAGAGGCTGAATAAGAGGCGGTAAACTGTTTGAGCAGTATTTCTTTAGGTACTTCCAATGCCGCGCCTATTTGCGTGCATATCGCATCCACAAACGCACCGAAACCGCTAGCGGGTCGTTTTGGATCTGCCAGAACGACGTTTTCCCCCGGTTGCAAGAAATTGACCTGTCCGGGTCCCATTTCGTATTCATTCGGATCAGCTGTTCCCTCATCTCCTTCGGGATTGACCTCATTGAACGGGTTTTCGCCTTCCGGTGCGCTTGTCTGTATATACGCCGTGAAGTACGAGTCTATCAACGCCGCCGTCAGCTCTGACTCCGTGTACCGGTTCAGTTGTAAAAGCTGAATAATAACGGGTGCGATATATGAAACCCCTCTGTACTGATCCGGTCTTTCACTGTTCATCAGGTGAAGGATGTTGGGAAGCCCCGTTCTTGCTCCGTATGCCCTGATTCGCTTTGTTTCATAGGGCGTTACGGTATTTTCAAACGGGTAATGATTCGCAATGTGGTACGCTACCACCATCCCGCTCTTATCGACCTCTACACCGTCAAAGATACGGTTTCCCGTGTTGGGATTGATGCCCTGTGTTCCTGCTACAGCTCCGCCAGATGTCGGCGTTGCTATCAGATCCGCCTCGACAGCTCTCATCCTCAAGGAATAAGGTCTAAACTGTGACGTTTTTCCCTGTTGAATCAGTACGAACACGTCCCCGGATGTCAGCCAGGATGTCAAGAGCATCTGTTGGAACTCGTAAAAGTCATTCATTCCGGTTGCATCACACGCTTCTTTATGTGAAGCCCACAAGCTGAACTCTCTCTTTACGGTTCGAGCCCACTCCGCAGCTTCTTCCTGTGATAGCCCTAGGAACTCCATATCAGGGCGAGGATTGAGTTTTAACCCAAGCCCTATGGTATTTGTCCTGTGGGTCTTCACGGCGCTTGTAGCGACCGGATTGCCCATATACATGAGCCTTCCGCGCTGTCTCAGGGTGTAATTGTTGTCGTCAATGTCTTCTTTCGGGCTTCCTGACAGGGCTTTAAAACCCTTCGTAGACCGCCGGTTCCATGAACCGCCAGCCGAGCCATAGCCCTTATAGCCTCTGTAATACATTTATGATCTCCTTGAAATATATGGGACGCGGGGAGAAAAGACGGGGAAAACAAGTAAAACCCATAAAAGACCCGCGTCCCGGGGGTGATAGCCTATTCTTACCAGTCCCGGTGAACGATTCCGACAGCTTTCCGTGGCGCTGCACCGTTTTCAAGCCGCATTTTCAGCGCCATAAGCTTATCCCACTGCTTCATTACATCCGTCGCCGATAGCTGGTTCCTTGAAACCGTCCTGTTGCCGATGGTGTAGGATGAGACTGTTCCGCCAGACATGATCTGCTTTCTTGTCTCGCTTAATGCGTCCAAATCATCAACTACAGTCGTATATCTGAAGTTAACAGCGTATAATTTGCTTATATACGGTATCCCATGCTCTGTTTTTGCATCATAAGTCATTTTCACCAGTCCTCATACACAGATGATCGTCTTTTTGTCGTTCTCCGTGGCTTAATTTCCGCTTTTTTAGCTGTTTGAGTGTTTAATTGCTGTTTTAATGCGTCCAAATTTGGATGCAACACTTTAAACGCTGCATTTGCATAGTTCCTGCAATCAAGAGCCTCATTCCGCTCGTGTCCGGGTATTTTCTCCCATTTCCACGCCCCTTTACTGTCTAAAGTCATAACTTCAGACAAAAGACCGGAATAATACAGCGAATCGTACCCTTTTCCGAGATTTGACGGAAAATGTGACATTCTCGCGCCTGGTTCTTTCACTCTCAGGCCGCTCATGATGTGCTCCTTGCCCGCATCAACGCCGATCATATACATCCATGTCTTGCCAGATTTTCCCGCCGCTGTGTTGAATTCAACCTTTTTCGGCGGTGAAGTATATGGTGTGTCGGCTCTGTTGGCTCCTTTTATCGGAAATACACGTTTCCCTTGACGCAAAGCGCAATTATAATAGACCTCTTGGGTGTAATGTCCGCCACTATCAACGAATGTAAGTGATATTTTTAACGCTCTGCCATTCTTGTAGTACCATGAGCGGTCGATTATGCCGTCAAGTTTCTCCCATACCTCAGGATCAGACGGTTTTCCGTCAATAATGCCCTTTTCAATGCCCCAGTTCTCTTCAAAGAGTCCATATCCGACAACTTCGTACTCTAAACGGTTATCCTGAGTGTCAACTCCCATTGTCAAGCACAAAACCCCGTCCGGAAGCTCCGCATCATAGACTTCTGCCCGAGATGCTATCTCATCTTCCGTCTCAAGATCCCCTCTGACGTCCCATAACTGACCGAAAAGAGTATTAAACACCGTCTGAAGCTTCTCCGGATCTTTGCCCGCGTCAAGGAACTCTACAATGATTTCCTTCCACGGCTTCCACGGGCTGTAGAATCCGTTTATCCAGAACGAACGGCACCCATTGTCTATGGCTTCAGGACTTTCAGCGATCCATTTCATAGGTTGGCGCTTCATTTCGTTCTCTGTGGAGCTACAACCACAAATCGGACACGCCCAGCTCGTTTCATCCACGATAAATTGACGTTTTGAGCCGGTTCCGATAGTGTGATGCTTAAATCTAATCGTATCGAATGTTATGAAACTGTATTCGCCACAATGTGGACACTGGACACACCAATATTCCTTAGTTCCTGATTCAAACAGATCTTCAATCTTCGAAGCGTTGCGGATCGTCGGGGTAGATACTGCCACCATCTTCGAGTTATAGAATGTGGTTGTCCTTGCTCTCAACAATCTCCACGGATCACCCTCTGATCCTGCCGATCTTGTCCATCTGTCTATCTCATCGGCGAAAATGTATCTTGCCGGTGTTCCTGCCAGATCCGTAGGACTGTTTGAGCCGATTATCGACATCATTCCGCCGGGATAGTGCTTTTTCGTGATCGTATTGTTCGAGTTCCGGCTTTTTGCATCCGAAACCTTATCACTGATAGCTTTGGTGTCCCGTATCATTGGAGCGAGTCGCCTTTTGCTAAAGTCCTCTGCAAAATCCTTTGTCGGGACTACGTAAAGAGCGGGTCCCGGATCTTGGTCGATCATATAGCCTACCATGTTCAAAAGTGTCTCTGTGTTGTGGGTCGGTACCATATCGCGTCCGGCAAGGTATAAGTGACTTTCATTGTCTACCTGAATACACTTAACCGGTACGGAGTCAACTTTTTCTATACCTATGATCCTGCGGCGTTTTGTTTCGGTAACTCTGCGGTATCCGTCGTTTTTACTCTTTAAGCGCTGCGCTTTTCTTTTGAGCCTGAACACCGGAACATCTTCTTTATAAGCCATAAAACTGATTCTGTAAGTTCTTACAGCTATCAGTTTCCCTTTATACTTACACGTTGATACCCTTGCCTTGATTTCGGCCTTAAATCCAAGCGAAACCAACAGCTCCGCAACGTCTTTAATTAACCTTTTAGACTTCAGAGTGATTTCGCAACGTCCATTCTTGCCTATGGTTCCGTCAGAATCCATTAGTCCCTGAAGGAGCTCGGTGCGCTGCTTCCGACTCGCCCTCTTGTAAATGTCAGGAATATGTTTATTTGCCATGACACCCAAAGCTGTGAGTCGCTCCGAAAACAAATAATCCGTAACAGGATCTACAACAAAGCCATATTGATAGTGTTTACTTTCCTGTCGAGCGCATTCAGCACAATATCCGGCTTTTATGAGCCCTAAAATATTGAAATTGTGACCACGCTTGCAGATACCACGCCGCTTTCTCAGTCGCAAAGTGTCTATTTTTATCTCACATGCCTTATCTTTGCTTTCACGGATCTCTACATGATACCCGTCAGCCTTGATATACGAAGCGGTTTCGCGAACATCGCGCTTGTCCTGCGTTATCATGCTGGAATAAGAGTGTCCGTCTCCCAACCATAACCCTAAAGTATATGGTTTTATCGGCAGATCTCTCTCAGGACATTCCAGGGGCATAGTAACAGGAACAGCGTATCTGTTTCTTACTTTTCCATCCTTGTTGCTATATTTGTAGTCCTTAACGAGCTGCTCCGTGGCAAGTATTCCATCATATACAGTTTTTTTATTAGTCCCATTAGGATAAGCCAAAGGTGTATCGCTCTGGACATACCAATAATGTTCAGCGTCCGCAACAATAGTGCTATGATCTGAAAAGGTGACCTTGTAACAATCATGGTTAAGCATGATATTTGTCGCAAAAGTCACTCTGCAAGGCTTTCCATCTTCCCCGAAAAGGATATCACCCGGTTCTATCTCTCCCATAGTCTTCCATCCGTCTATAGTTGGTATGGGAGTATCTATTGCGAGAGCTTTTCCCACTTGTGAACTTGCGACTACAACAAGCTCTTTCACCTTCGGATCGCAGAAAGCGTTCATGATCTCCTCGGTGTATGGTGTCCGTCGGGTTTTCCACCGTCCTGCTTCGGCGCTATTCTCAGGGGACAATATCCTATATCTGTCAGCCCATTCTGATACCGTTATGTCTTCTGGCGCTTTGAAGCCTTTGAAGATTCCGCCGATGTACTCGACGGTCTTCTTGAGGTCTTCGCCTGTTCCGTTTGTTCTTTTATCGTCAGCCATTTTTCTCTTTCAGCCACGAGTTTCTTATAATCCTCGGGCTTGTACTTGTATTCTGCTATCTCGTTCAGAATATCGTCCACGGCTTTCTTGATTATCGACGACGCTTCCATTGCAGTTTTCGCTTCGGCTGTGTCAACCGCTAATCTTCCGGGGAGTGAGAGTATTGCCCCTCTGATCCTTGCTACCATATCACCCACTACGGTAGCAACATCCTCCGACCGGTGCATCTGTCCCGTAAACTCCGCAAGCTCCAATTCCATCTTTCCGGCTCTCGCGGTCTTATATTTCAAATCCGCCAGCTTGATCTGTTCGTCTGTCAGTCCGTCGGCGGATGTATCTTTGTTTTCGATGTAATTTATTATCGCTGTGACACTCGGAGCCAGATCGAAGTATTTCTTCCCGCTCTTGGTCACTGAAGTAAGTACCCCCTCATCCTCATACTGCCGGATTCTCTCGGATGATCTGTTAACGAGGTTCGCCAGCTCCCGCGTTGTAATCAGATTCTCTTTATATATGTCTATCCCCATGGCAAACCAACCACCTGTTTTTATATTATGCACCTAGAATCATTTTGGGCTCACGAGCAC